CAACCTCGGTCTGGGGGAGACCTACAAGGGGAATAGACTGTGCAATCTCCTCGCAGAACCAGAACGGTAGTGGAATTGTCAGTTGGCGACCCGTAATAGAGGGCGCAGGAGTGGTTCCATCGCCAGTCATGAGAGCATTCGGGTACTGATTGGTGCGTCCGTTGGCGTTCGCGGGATCATAGACATCAGGAGTGTTGCCCACCATACGGTCTAGAATCTCGCGCTTGGTTGCATCCTTCCGGAGATAGCTTAGGATTTTCATCCACTCTCCAGTCATTGTGACAATAGGGGTGCCGTTAAACAGCACAGATGCTTCGGAGATAAGGTTGTATCCGATATTGCGAATCCATTGAAACTCATAGGGGACACCCTCTCCAAACTGATTGTAGATAGAGATGGGAGACCAGATATCAGGAAGATCCACACAAAAATAGCAGTCGTGGAGAAGGTCGGCATAACGAGGAACCTTGAAGCGGTAGGTCTTGAGTCCAGCCTGCGGAATAGTGGTATCCGTGACGTTACGCACATCCAGCCGAAAATGCTCCATCGCGAAGTTTGTGCTTCGTTTGTACATTTTCATGAAGTAGGACATGGATGGATTTCCATTGACAAATACGTTTTGGGCGCCAAACCCAGTGAGTTGCATCAAACCACCTGGCATCTTATATTATACACTTGTAATAATGTATTCTTCTATTCCGTATATTCTTATCGCGGTACTACTTGGGTTTGTAGCTCTCCATTCGTACATGAGCGTTCGTTTCGGATACGACTGGATCGGTTCGCAGACCCGCAAGGTCCTTGCAAAGACATTCAATTCCCGCCATGCATCGGTGAATGACCTATATGACATTCCGGCTGTTCCCTACATGGACCGCTTTGGAACCTTCACCAAGATTCCCAAGATGAAGGAGAATGTTCGCTATTAGACAGGGTTCCACCTGTTCTTTCCAGGAGCCACCTTGGCAGGGCCCTGAACAAACCCAGATGTATTTGTCAAGCATGTTGCCTCTTCCGTAGGCAGCTTGTACGCATTCGCACCCAGAAAGGTCGTATAGGTAGAGGCATACGCAGCCTTCTGAGACTGGGGGAAATTCTTGTAGTAAGCAGATGACGTCTTGCGCTTGAGGTATTCAGTCACTTCGGATGCACTGGAAAATTTGACGGCAGGCAGTTGCTGTGGTCCCTGGCTTGGAGAACTCATTATATTTACAGGGAAGAAAGACTTTATTATAAAATGCCACCTATTCGTTTCATGCTCGTCTCTACCCACACGGAGCAGGTTACCGGTTATTCCAAGGTGTCGTTTAATCTCCTGAAGCAACTGGCGACGCTGACTCCCCTGGTCAAGGTGTTTCACTTTGGCTTCCAGCGTACCCCTGCGCGCATTCCCCAGCCTATGCGCCCGCTTTCGGCTATTATCCAGTACGATGCCGCTGCCAACGAGGATCCTCGTGAGCAGGGGTTCGGCTTCAACAAGTTCAAGGATTACCTTGAGACGGTATCCCCGGACATTGTGATGATCTACAACGACCCGATTGTTGTCTCACAGTTCATCAACGCGATCAAGGATATCCCGAAGACGTTTAAGCTCTGGATCTATCTCGACCAGGTGTATGAGGGTGCGGATATGGGTCTCCTCCGCACAATCGAGAACAAGGCGGATCGTATCATCTGCTTCACCGAGTCGTGGAAGAAGCACCTCCTCACGCGCCTGACCACGACCACGATCCCGATTGATGTTCTTGAGCATGGTGTAGATGCGTTGGTCTTCAAGCCTCTTCCGGAGGTTGAGCGTATGAGCGTTCGTCGTTCAATGAACATCCCCACCGACGGCAAGATCTTCCTGAACATGAATCGCAATAGCCATCGAAAGCGTCTGGATCTCACCATCATGGGATTCGCCCGTCTCCTCGCGAAGTTCCCCGCCGAGAAGTTCTACCTGGTCTTTGTCACCTCAGTTAAGCAGGAGGGAGGTGCGTGCTACAATCCTCTCCAGGTCTATATGAACGAGCTTGCTCGCGTGGGCCTGGATATTCAGACGTACGGTACGCGCGTATCGATTGTGGATACTACGCCGCCGGCTGCGTACTACAACGACGACTCCATCAACCAGCTGTACAATGTCGCCGATATCGGTATTAACACCTCCAACGGTGAAGGGTTCGGTCTCTGCCAGCTGGAGCACATGGCGACGGGTGCTCCGCAGGTGGTGATTGATATTGGTGGCTACCGCTCATTCATCGACGAGACGACAGGTGTCCTGATCCCTGTGTCCTCGTATTCGTACCTTCCGATGAATGCGGGTGTCGGTCTCCTTGAGCAGTCTGCTCATCCTGATGCGGTGGCCGAGGCGATGGAGAAGGCGGTGGCAATGCTCGGTCCGGCTACGTCGAAGAAGTGTATCGCCGCCGCCCGCGCCCGGCCGTGGTCGAAGATCTGCGACGGGTTCCTGGAGTCGGTCCTCGCCAAGTAAAAAATACCGGGACGACTAGATGAAGTCGGGGTTCCAGCGCTTGAGCTTCTTCTCTAGCATATCTTTGAGGAACCAGTTTTGAATCTGGCCTCGGTACGGGTACGCGTGCCCGTAATCAACACACCATACAGTTCCATCCTTCTCGATGAAGTTGTAGGGTGTGATATCGATGTATTCCATATTGCCCTTTTTCAGGAGGGTCTCAAGAATGAAGTGTATCTGCTTCCAAATCCACGGAGGTGTATTCGATGGATTTGGACCATACTTGTCGGCAACGCACATCTCGTCGAGATCCTGCATCACCATGTAACTGGTCTTGTTTGTTTCAAAGATGGGGGGAGCGATGTTCAGTCCAGCTGCAATTTGTTGGTGGTGAATCTCGAGGGGGGAGGTAACAGTCTTCATATAGGTGGTCATGGCGGGGGTAGTCTCGCCGAACTAGGGGGTAGATCCATCCGTTTTTGTCCAGAATCCGCGAATACGGGTTGTGAACAGGAAACTCTGCTTGTAATGCAAATTGATATCCTCCAGTTTGTCGCACATCATCAGCAGGTGGATCAAGACTGGGTTGCCCGATGCAAAGAACATCGGCTTGGTTGTATCTAGTACCACACCCTTCTGGTAAAAGGATGTTGCGGGACCACCTGTGTTCGCAGCGATCAAATCAATGTGTTGTGCGAACTTGCCGTTGTAGTTTCCGAGAATGACGTTATTATCCTTCTTGAGATGGGCAATGATATTGGCGACTGGGGTGTTCTGCGGGAGAACGACCTGGTGACGACGAGGAATCGATTTGTCCGGTATAGCCTTGATTTTCTCTGTATTGTCCATCGCGACCTTGTTGAACTTTCCATACTTCTCATCGAAATCTACAACCTTGAAGAAGGGAGACCCTGCATTGTTCTTCGCCCTGCGGAGATACTTCAGATACGGCTCAAACGACTCTACAAACTTACGTTCCGTGAAGAAGATGTACTCGTAAAACACTCCGCCATCAGCAAGGCAATCGACCTGGTCAGAAATCACGGCTTCGTAGAGTGGGGGCTCGCGAGAATCCGCGGCTCCCTGCTCGCGCGCAGCTTCCTCGGATGTCAGGCAGGCGGGGTGCTCAATGTAGATCTTTGACTTGATAATATCTTCGGGCTTCTGGAAATTGTAGGCGTCGTTCAGCCATAGGTACTCGATGGGGAGCTGGATAGACGAGATCGCTTCGTGCTGGCGCTTGTAGGTAAAGACCATAGAGAGAATACGATCATCCGCCTTTCCAGCGTTCTCAGGCCACGCCGATGTCTTGGACCAGGTGTTCAGCAGAGCTACAGCCTGAGGAGTTGGTGCAAAGAACATTGTGCCACCCGATGTCTCGAAGATATAGGGGTCAAAGCACACATCGTCCTTGAGATAGTTCATGCTGCCACGCGGATCCACATTCCATCCGCGCGCCATAAAATCCACACCGGGCATATCAAAAATATCAGGGTAGCGAGAGAGTTTCATGTCGCCGTCAATGTAGAGCACTCCGCGCCCCTGCATGCCTGCAACGCGCAGGGCTTCCTTGATGAATAGTGGCTTCAGGTTGATCGCTAGCTGGTACTTTCCCGGGAATGCAAACTCGGGATACTCCTCCACAATGTAGTTGCATCCTACGCGCTTGCACATGGCTTCCCACTCGGCAATCATATCCTCGAATTTGGTTGCCTCGTGTTTTACAAACTTCTTGTCTTCCAACTCCTTGAACTTTTTCTTGGACATCTCGGATATCCTCTGCTTGATATCGTCCCGTGCAAGGATTGATAGAACTTTCGGACGGTCGTATTTCAGCGGATACTTCTTGAGAATTGCGATCTGTCTCGCTTTTGATATCTCGTAGAACTCGTGCTCCTCATCAAACATTCCATCGGCAATCGCCTTTTCAATCGCCTGCTCTACCTCCTCTTCTTCGCGGATCTCTTCAAGAAGGTCGCCCTTAATCTGCTCAATGATTTCGCCAGTGCATGCGTAATTCACGCGCTTACCGTCCTTGACATCCTTCTCGGTGATCTCATCGCCAAACCGTAGGTAGTTCTTGTTGGCATTACCCCGACCCCACCAGTAGGTGACGAGCACAAACTTACTCGCGGGATTGTTGATCACCATCTTGAGCTCGTGGGCCTTGATAATTGCCGGGTAATCCATCTCGGGAGCCGACACTTGTCCTCCGCGTTTCGGTGTGCGTTTGCGACCACGTTTGTGTGTGTCCCGTGCCATTATTCATATGTGAAGAATTGTATTCTGTCCTTCTGTAACGTCCCGAGACGCAGCAGACGATGATTGTCTCCAAAGGCTGGCTCATCAAACACCTCCTTGCTATCGGGATCCACTAGGAACACAAAGTCCTTGATGGAGATACGCTGAAGCCGACGCCCGCGCTTCATAATATTGCGGAGATAGACAGCATCGCGCTCGTCGTTGTCGATGGAGGGATTGAAGCCCAGTGAATCGCCTTTCGGAGTGCTGTCAAACCGCAAGCACTGAATCACTGGCTTTTCGCTGGCGTGTAGTTTCCGATGAATCTCGCAATCGACTGCTGCCTGCTTGATAAGACGAGTAATTCCGCTGGTAATCTTCTGCTTCTCAAACGATATGTTATAGAGGAACTCGTCGCTGGTCATGAATGCATCCACACCACGCCCCGAATCTGCGGGGGCATCGTACTTCTTGGGAAGCGTATCCGTACGACGAATGGGAACAATGTTAAAGGCAGATGCTGACGCTGCCTGAGCCTTGGAAAAGACCGACATGTAGAAGCTGATCCGGATCGTGCGTTCTTCGATGGGTACGGTCTCACTGTTGATTCCAGAGGACGACAGACTTTGGCGGGTGGCATGCGAACACAGACGGATACCGCGACCAATGACCTGGTCGTGACGCGCAGGGTTCCAGTAGGGCTCCACAATATGTAGGTGACGCACGTTTTTGAGATTAATGCCTTCGGCGCCGCTGGAGGTCGCCATCAGGATACAGATCATCTTCTTTCCGCCACGAGCGAGAACACTCTCACGGACTGAGGGTGCGTGTTCCGGGTAATCGTTCTGCATACCGAAGTAGTCTTCATTGAACAGGTAGCGCGTGAGCTCCTTTTCGATCTTATCTTCCTCGCCCGTGTAGAAGGCGTAAGCGGGTTTCTTGGGATCCAGATCGGGCGACTCGCGGTACTTGCCGTTTTCCTTGACCAACTTATAAGGCTGGTATCCGTTGGCATCCAAGATCGCAGCCAAAATACCTAGACCCTCCAACTTGCGGTACTGGGAGTAAATGAACTGATTGCGGTACTCTCCATCCTTGCCCGTGGAAGCTGAGATATTCTCCAGAATCTTCTTCATTTTCGGCGAGAAGGTCTCTAGTCCCAGGGATCGCAAGTACTTGTCGGGGTCGGCACTCAGTGTCGCAAGGATCGTCGCCTTATCTACCGGTCCCTCATCGTTCTCATCCTTGATATCTTTGACGTCTCCACGCAGCTCAGAGGGCACAGCGTAGTTGCAGACAAGACGAGAGACAACGCGATAGGACGAGAAATTGGCATCAAGGGCACCCGGTCCCTTGGTCGCCTTCTTGGCCTCAGACTGAATCTCCCCCCAACGCACTTCCAGGTAACGATTGAACTGATCGTCTGACATCTCTACCCTCTCCAACATCTTGTCGTCATCGATACGTTTCGGGAGCATGCGCTCATCGGCACCCTTGTAGTAGGACACCAGACCCTGGATACGTTTCTGGAACAGAATAGCGTTCTTGACTTCCAGTCCATCCACGAATGTGGAGACAAACTCCTTGAACTCGGATGGCAGGCACTCTAGCGCTTCACGCGTAATGTACTCGCGCGCAGCCAGAACACCTCCAGGAAACTTGGCGGCAAATGGTTCGCGAATACCTTCCACCCAGTCGGCGGCGGGCTTATACACCAACTTATCGTCGCGCTGCACTGCGATGCGGTCTCCTTCCTTGTTGTATAGCGACTTGAAGTGCGCTGGATTGCGCGTGACCATGATGACACGCTTGACGCTATTGAACTCCACCGTATCCACTTCGGGCAGGAGCTTGAAAAAGGTCTTCATACCCGCCTCGTCCCATGTGGGCAGTTCCTTGACAGGGATAGAGATGCGCTCGATAGGTCCGCGCAAGAGATTCATGAAGAAGGCGATCTCGTTCGGGCGATTGATGACTGGGGTTCCCGAGAGAAGAACAACCTTGCAATCCTTGGCATAGTAGATGGCATCATACAGCCGGCGCGCGATCTCAGAGTTGTTGATGACACGGGAAATGAAGCCATGAGCCTCGTCGATAATCACGACAGACTCGTCAAACTTCGTGGATGTCTTGGCATCTTCTTCGGGAACCAGAAGTTTCACGCTCTCTTTTGTGAGACCGTTGTAGTTGATGAAGTTGTAGCGCGAAGCGATAATCGCGGTAATCTGTTCATCAATCCCCTTGCGGTCATCATCGCTCATCGTGGGAGAGTTGTAGTTTGGCTCCTTTCCATGGACGGTCACAAAGTAGCTTGCACGATTACGGAGATACTCTTCCGGGATTCCCATCTGCAGCGCTGGGGCTTTCTCGGCGTCGTTGGTCGCAGGTCGGCGTTCCCAGTAATTGTTGATCATGTAGATGGCATCTCCACACTTGCGAATCTCCTGACGGAAATTGTTCTGGAGAGAGGCGGGCAGCATAACATAGATTTTCTTGGTGGAAAGCAGGGATTCGGCCACACCGATCGCAGAACAGGTCTTGCCCGATCCCAGACCGTGATAGACGAGGAGTCCGCGGTAGGGTGACTCTATCTTGAGATATTCGCTAACCAGCTTCTGGTAGGGCAGGAGTTCGCGACTTGATTTCTTGGAATCGGATAGACACTTATCGACTCCCTCGTCATCATCATCCTTGTTGGTGGAGCGGTATTTTAGGAAGATTCGTGCTATGTAATCTGCAAATGCCTTCCGGTTAGGCAGTACAAATGCCGCCATTGTATTGTATGAACAAAGCAAATAAAAACCCTGTCTCAAAACAATGAAGTTGGAAGGCGATCCGCGTATGTGGATGGTCACCATATACCTCTTTCTTGTCAGCGCACTCCTCTACTTTCGTCCATCTCTAGTCTTTGACGGACATCGTGTTCGCGAGTTCGGTTCCGGGTCTCGCGAAGCCACTGTGTTCCCGTTGTGGTGGTGGGTATTTGCTCTTGCGGTCGTAAGCTATCTTGCGGTGCATTACATTACACAGGCTTAACGGCTGGAGTTGTTTCCGCTGCAGCCTTAATTTTTGCATCCTTCTCCTTCTGCTGCTGAATCATGTTGTTCTTGAAGCGCGTGGCTTCATCAATATCGGGAATGCAGACTTCCGTAATAGACGTGGATGACAATCCGTATATTCCGGCAACTGCAGCCAGGGTCAAGACATACCCAATCGAGATCCAGCTCGCACGCACCTTGTTTCCTACTCCGCCATCAAACATCAGATAGAAGCGATCAAAGTATCCTCGTAGGAAGTCAAATGTGCGTATCACGTACCACCCAATCGTCGGATACGCTGCCCAAATTGCGGCTTGGGTCGCATTCTTGGATTGGTCAGTCTTCTCGCATTCGCGGAAGGTTACCAAGCTAGAAAACCCAAATCCCAGAAGGAAAAAAACAAGATAGACAACCAACCCCAAACCAAACACCATCCCTGCCTCCTTCATACTTGTAATCGCAAAGATGGCCATCTCTTATTATTCTCTTGGAAGACGAACTTCAAAGGTTTGCGCGATCACAGAGAGTTCTTCCAGCAGAGCCCTTCGCTGAGTGTATTGTGGTCGTGTGAGTTCCATGCAGTCAGGAAGAGTCTTCCACCCAATCGCCGAAATCTCGCGGCGCTGCATCATCGTGAATCGCTGATGAATGTCAAAGTCGGCAGGACGAGTCAGCAGTGCCACAAAGTACTTGTGTTGATACGGAACTCCGTTTGTTCCGTGAAATGTCTCTTCCAGCTGAACTCCGCTGACCATCACATAGCAGTTGCGGCGAACATTGGTCTCCTCAAAGAACTCTCGTTCTGCACAACCGTTATCGCTTTCGCATTTCAGGCGTCTGCCCTTTGGGAACCCCCATTCGGGCTCAGTGTAGACTGATACGGCCTTTCCGATAATGTTGCGAACCTGGTCAAACTTATCTAAGGCACGCCGGTACTCGTTCTCGTACTTATCAATGCTGTTCCACAGACGTGTCCAGAGCGATTCAAACGCCTC